AGTTACAATTTGAACTACTTTAATTGGTGTTTTATCAACCGCAGTAATTCTATATTTTGCGCCACTATAATCGCCACGAACAACATTGTTGGCTTCAAGTGTTTCAGTTAAACTTCCAACAATTAATGTACCTGTATTTGAGTTGCTAAAATATAATACTTTACCGGTAATTTCGCCTCTGTTTTGAACTCGTATTGTTTCACCTGTTGTAAAGTAATTATTTCCATTTGCATAATCAACAGTAACTTGTTGTGTAATTGTATCGTTAGGTTCGATATGCATGTTTGTAATTACACGACCATATGAAACACCACCTGGTGCGGCAGTATTTGCATATGATTCTCCAATCAGTCCTTGTCCACTCTTTACTGGTGGCCATAAAAATGATTTTACTGTAAACTCTAAATCCCAAATAATTAATCGGGTGCTCATCATGTCACCTTCATAATCCGTTGTCGTGTTTACAGAATTTAAAATAATTGGCATGTCATATTTTTTACCCATCTCACTTATAAAGTTTACTGAAACAGTAAAGTCTGGTGTAAAAAATGGCAAAATTTGTTCTATGATTTGAGTGCCATCTTCTGTGTTACGAACATAGATTGACAATGAAAAATTAAAATCATATGGAACAGGTAAATATTGTGTTTTTAAACCTGTGGTAGAATTATTAAAATTTTGTAATGTTGATATTTGTTTTCTTCCAGAATCATAACTAATACCTGTCAGTTCAAATGAAATGCGAGGCACCAAAGTATTGATAGACTTCATCAAAGTTGGGTCTGAAGTAATACGAGTTAAATATTTTTCTTTGGCACCATATGAAAGAGGAACTTTAAATTTTTCATACGCAGTTGACCCTGACTTATTATATCTTTGAAGATAAATGTCATTAAAAATTGTTCCAAATCCAACCACAATTTTACGAATTGTGCGATTATAAAAGTGTGAATTACCTAACATTATGCTTCACCAAATGGGTTAACTTCTGTGAAATCAATGATTGAATCGGATTCAGTTTCAATTCTCTTGTTGTCAATAATATCTTCAAATGCATTGTTATCAAATGCATCATCATTGATTGTACCAGATGTTCTGTAATATGCACCTGATGTTGCACCTATTGTGTTTGATGCATTAGCAAAAGTACCAATTACCCGATAAACATCCAATTTTCTAGTTGGACTTGTTGACCATGCATGAACGATTGCTTGAGCGGTTGCATTGGCCAATGTTCTGTCTGGTGATTGAAATACAATTTCATCTAAGGTATAAGTTCCTGAACCAACAGAGGCAGACATTGTAAGTTGACTTCTGGTATAGTTATCACGAATTTGTTCATCGATTTCATCAATACCAGTAGAAATAATTTCGTTTGAAAATACAAACTGTTTAAGTTTTAATGCATAAACATAAACATTACCGCCACGACCACGACCTAATGTGTAATACATTGCTTGGTCATTTTCATGTTCAACAAATGTAATTTCAAAAAAGTTTTGCACCAAAGGAATATAAACTAAATCACCTTCTCTAGGATGCAATAAATTTGCAGCACCTACTGAGTAATTAAATCTGCGGCGAGATACCAATAATGATACTTCATCTCGAATCTCTAAACCAAATTTAGAAATGAAGTCTTGTTCACCATCCATACCCGAAACATTTTCGAGATACATCTCAATTTGGTATGCAGTTTTATATTCTTTAAGTGTATCTTCACCATACAGATAATCTATTTCATTACCTGCTCTTACTGTTCTGGGAAGATAATAAACATCCATGCCATAGATTTGCATGGCTTCAATGACCAAATCCTCAACGAGCAATTGCTCTGAGGTAATCTGCTCAAGAGGAAAGTTATTGAAGTAAAAATTGGTAGGCATTCATTATTATCCAGTAAAGATTTCGCTTGGGAGACTATTGAAGTTAAACATTTCTTCTTCAATCTCTTTTATTTCTTCTGCGGCTTCATCGTATATTTCTTTACCATTTAATGTAACGCCACCAGGCATTTGAATACCACCAAACTTTTTAAGGTTGTTACCCCATTGTTTTTTAATCAATGCGGTGGTATATTTTTTCATAAAGCGGTCATTCCAAATATCAGAGATACCTGATATGGTGACTGAAACATTGTTCACATTTGCACTCATTGGACCAACTAATGTAATTTGTGTTGATGAGTTAATGTTACGAATTTGTTTTGATTGACCATCAATTACGATGAAGTCATTTTCTAAAACTTCTTGGTCAAAAATTGTGCCGTACCCAATTAAAGTATTTGAAGATGTGTTGCCTGTAACTGCACCTGTTAGTGTAATTGAATCTGGTCTTAGTTTACGATAACATTCAACAACAACATATTCACCTTCTTGCAAATCTCTGTCCCAATCAATGTCAAGGAACAATTTATTCATATGACGATTGAAACGAAATTGTGGTGTGCCAGAAAACAATAGTTGCAATGAACGAATGTGTTGCATGGTGATTTCATATGACACATAAGATACCGATGTAAAGTCATAGAGGTCGTGCAAACGCAATTGATAACGCAAGTCAAACATATTGATTGATGAATTAGAATCATCAAATGGCAAAACACCAGTTACAAATGTAACGGCATCAGGTGCGTAAATCCAACGGCGAGAAATATCTTCTGCCGTAATTTTGTGTTTCATATACATTTTTTCAACACCATCCCAATGATAGTCATTGAAAAATGCTAACGCATCGTCTATTCTGTCCTCAACTTGGTCATCATCCACATTAATCTGAATGACAGGAAAACCTAAACGGCGCAAACAATAGTCTTTAAATTGTGCTCTGGTTGAAATTGTTGCCATTTTTTATCCTAGTGCAATTGCAAACGCCAAAGCATTTGGGTCTGTTTCTGTATAAGTGATTGCAGTTTGACTTACTGAAGTAATTCTACCAAATTGGTCAATTGTAACTGTAATTGCAGTAGAAGAATTACCATAAGTTCCTGCGGTGACGCCAGATGGTTTTAATCCTATGTCTAATGTATCAGAAGTTGCATTTGCAAGAATTTGAATACCATTTGCAACTGCCGCAGTAATTGTTAATGTGTCATTATTTGCATCTGCAACTAAACTTGTTCCGTTTGCTGAAACTGTTGTAAATGCTAATTGAGCAGTTTGATTTGCTTTATCGAAAGCGGCTTGTGCTAAAACATTTGCGGCATTTGCTTTGGTGAAAGCCGCATCAGTTTTAATATTTACGGTGTTACTAAAAGAGAAAGCTGCATCAACTTTGATATTAACTGTGTTAGCAAAAGCATATCCAGAATCAATTTTGATATTGGCAGTATTTGCTAAATTAAATGCCTGATTTGCAAATAATATGACTTCAACACCACCATCATATATTGCATCTGCATAGATATTACCTTTGACACCAACACCACCTGATATAATTACTGCACCTGTTGTGTTGGATGTAGAGACTGTGGTGTTTGCAAAAGTGTAAATTGTTAAACCATTTGCAGTTACACTTGTTCCAGTATTTGCTAAAGATGCATTTGCTTTATCAAAAGCGGCTTGAGTGAATGTGGTGTTAGCGTAAGAAGAGCCTTGTAGTCCATCTAATAAATCTGCATCAAGACCAGAGCCAGTACCATCAACTGCAATTATGCCGTTAATTAATTGTGTATTTGAAACCGCACCTGTGACACCTGCAACTGAAGTTACAGGGAAAGAAATTGCAGTATTTGTTATGGCACTTACACGACCATAAGCATCGGTTGTAATGACTGGAACATGTGTTGCATTAGCATAAGTTCCGGCAGTACCTGTGTTTGCAATTGAAGTTAAAGATGTTCCGTTAAAGAATACTAAGTTACCGGTATTAAATGATGTGGCATTTGTACCACCATCAGAAATGGCGATAGCTTGTGTCAAACCACTTACACGACCGCCAATGATATTTGTTTGAAGATTAGCCGTTGCAAATGATGATTGAGCAGTATTAACAGTTACCGCTGCACTATTATCCAACCCTTGGTCGATGAGATTTGTAAAGAGAATAAATCTTTTATCTGAAGTGGATGCATCTCTAAACAAACCAGCATGTCTTAATGTAGCACCGGCATCATCACTAAAATGTCCATAAAAACCAATATCTATTGCATCAGAAGTTTCATTGTTTGCGGCTAACTGAATTAGTGGGTCATTAACAACTAAACTGGTCACATTTGTAGTTACAGTATTACCTATAATAGTTAAATTACCAGTAATTGAAAGATTGCCAGTAATTGTTTGATTACCGGTTGTTCGGATGACAGTATTATCAACATCAAACCTAACATTGTCTGTTGGTCCTATTGACGATGTGATGCCGTCACCACCAACAAATGTAAGTGTGTCTGTTGCTAACGGAACAGTATTTGATCCTGTATCAGCAGCAATATTGAGAGTGGTTGAAATTGAAACATTGCCGGCTGATGTTAAACGACCTTGTGCATCAACGGCAAATGTAGGAATTTGTGTGGCACCACCATAAGTGCCTGTTGTTACACCTGTTGGATTTAAATTGATTGTAATCGTATCGGTTGTTGCATTAGCAAAAATACCAATACCATTTGCAGGTGTAAGAGTTAGAGTATCATTGTTTGCATCAGCAACCGCAGATACACCATTTGCAGATACAGTTGTAAATGCTAATTGTGCGGTTTGATTTGCTTTATCAAAAGCGGCTTGTGCAAGAACATTAGCTGCGTTTGCTTGAACAAATGCGGCATCTGTTTTAATGTTAACAGTATTAGCAAAAGAAAAAGCAGAATCTACTTTAATATTAACTGTATTTGCGAAAGCATATGATGCTTCAGCCGTAATATTAGCTGCATTGGCTTTAACAAAAGCCGCATCGGTTTTAATGTTTACGGTGTTACTAAATGCAAATGCCGAATCAACTTTAATGTTTACAATATTGGCAAATGCAAATGCTGAATCAACTTTAATGTTAACAATATTAGCAAAAGCATATCCAGAATCAACTTTGATATTGGCAGTATTAGCCTGATTGAAAGCGGCCTGTGCTAAAATATTGGCCGTGTTAGCAAATGCAAAAGCCGCATCTGTTTTGATATTTACTGTATTAGCAAAAGCATATCCAGAATCAATTTTAATATTGGCTGTATTAGCTTGATTAAATGAAGCTTGTGCTAAAACATTGGCAGCATTAGCTCTTGCAAATGCAGCTTCAGCAGTAATATTAGCAGTATTGGCTAAATTAAATGCAGATGCCAATGTCGTTGTATCTGCAATTGTATAATATGTTGTACCATCATTTGTGAATTGCCA